ATAAGATATAGCTTGTGCGGTTGTACTACCAACATTGGTCCAGTCAGCAATTAATCCTTTAGATGTATTTTCCTTATTAGCGACTGTTGTTTCACAAACAGTTTTGATAGCGTTGTAAGCAGCAAGCGTTGCAGTCTTATCGTCTGGGGTCATAGTTGCAGAGACTGCATCCCAAGTCGCGATAATATTTTTACCATCAATACCCCTACCATCTGCTTGTATGAAACTTGCTAAAATTGTTTTACCAGCACCGCTAAGTGCAGCTAACGAGGTAGAAATGGTTGAGAAATTACCCTGCTTTACAAAGGCAGCAGTACCTTTTTCATCAGGCATCTTACCAAGTGCTCCTCCGTATATAATATCGGCATACGTAAGACCTGGGGTTGGTGTTGCTGCTTGTTCTTCTTCTGTATTGTCATCACCCCCACCATCCTCTTCACCTCCGCCACTACCACCACCACCACCACCAGCTACAGGTGGTTCAACATAAGATGATGCACGGCGATCAAAAACTGCTTCAGCAGTTGTATACCCATTTCTTGTTGAAATAATCTGATTTTGTAATGTCTTCAGTTGACCAGATGTACTGAATTTTGCTTCAGCTGCCGTCTCACTATCATTTCCATTTGTAGGTGAGTCTGTAAGTCTAAAGATTTTTTCACCAGTAGAGAAGTTAAAGCGGGATGCATCATAAGCAAATGTCCCGTTTACAACACCAGCAGCATCAGTAAAGATATTACCTTTGTTAGTAATGTATCCTGCTAGGAAGGAATTAGCCTGAGCAGCAACGTTACCGGTTACAGTTGTACCTGTTGTAAAGTCTGTTACTTTATAATTTTCAAAATAAACTTGTACCTTAGTATTAGGCTTCATTCCGGTACCAGTAAAATTAATGCTTACATTTCGCATCTTTGGTATTACTGTCTGGCTGATCTGTACATCATTGTTTGTAACAGTATCAATGGACTGCTTTACATCAAATGTAGTCCCCTGTCTTTCATCAACATACGATCCACCATAAAAATTTGTTAACCATGATCCCCATACGGTACCATATTGACCAGAAGATTGAGCAGATGAAAGTAATGTGCTATAATTGCCCTCTTTATCAATATGTACTTCAGGTACTCTTGTTGTATCAAACCACACATCTGATGGGGGATCTAAGACAATTGAGCCTGTGTAGCTAACGACACTGAAAGGATTAATATTTTCTACTCTAGAAGCAACGTTACATTCAACAAATATATTACTTGAGTAATTTAATGTAGCAATATTTCCTGTAATAGCATAATTATTTGATGTTCTTTGACCGGTTGTAGTAGAAATTTCTTTAAGTCTAAAATTCCTTTGTTCAAACTGTGGTCGCAAAACACCATTGGTAAAATCCATTGATATCTTATAGTCTGTATCTAGTGCATTACCAACCTTATGACCGGTAAAGTTATCGACAACAAATCCATTTTTGAATCTATCAAAGCCAAGAGTATCTTTAACCTGATATAAGGATGTGTCTGTTTCTAACAATGAAAGTGTAGTATAGTATTCAAGTGTTTTAATTCGATTTTCAAGTCTACCTATATCCTTCATCGTATAACGCCTGTTATCCACAACCGTTACATTAATGTCATTCTTCACATCAAACACGTAAGGCTTCTGCGCAAGGATGAATAGTGCTATTGAGTTTTGAGGTGTTGCAGGCTCTTGAGGGGTAAGGGAGCTAACTCCTCGTATAGAGGAGATTTCACCAGCTGAATTTAAAACAATTTTATCTGTTCTAGGTAAGTAGTAGCTATAGTCGGTAAGAACATCGACGCTTTGATCTAAGAATTCAGATGGACTTGTAAACGTTGTCCCATTTGTATCCATTCTAGGCCTAAAGTCTAAACAGTCTCTTAGCTGGTATGTCTTAGCACCCGAGGTAAATGTTGGTATATCTTTATAATCAATATCACTATACGAGTTAACGGAGAAATAATCACCGCTAGAGTGGGTAAAGTAATCAAAGGTAATTCTTACAGGCCCAATTGGAGTAGGTTGTCCAGGCTTTAGTACAGCCTTACCAACAGCGTAATGTGAAGCTCTTTGACCATTATCAATAGTATAACGTGAGGTGATATCTATTGCATTGGTTTCAAGATAGGCTGTACCAAATGCATTAGATGACATTTTTATATTAGATACAGCGTAGATATCTGCTTGACCAAGGGATAACACTGTTGCAGTTGCAGTAATGTTGCTTGTAAAGTCTACAGTAGAACTTAGTACAATTGTCTTTGTTTTCTTATCTGCAGCAGAGTTTGTCTTTGCTACTGTAGCAATAATTCGTACATCGTTTGAACCTAACCCACCACCGAGTGCAAATGAAGCGATCTTACCTGTTGGGGAACCTGACCGAGTAATCTTACCTGTAAGATCAATATATGATCCATCGGTCTTATTTACAACAGTGTAGCTGGTTGCTGCATAAGGAGCAAACACTTCATCTGTTCCTGCTGTTATAGATACATTACCTACACTTAACGTTCTATCATATATACGCTTTGTATGGAATGATGTTTCAACGTTAGTTGGGTCAACTGTTTTAATTGTAGAGAATGGGAATTCAAACAAATAAGTTGGATCATTCTCCAATGAAGTATTTGTTATAACAGCAGTATGTTTTGATGCGCTAATTCCAGCAATATTGCCGACCAAATTTGCACCAGCATAAACTGTCGTATCACTCACAACGTAACTAATAATAGAAACATTACCATTGATAGTTACATAGTCATTAGCTCTTAGATCTGTATTAAACTTTGTACCAATACCTGTAATAATATTGCTAGCATTTGTAGTGGAAACAGTACCAGTAATGGTGGCAAGAGTTGGTGAGATGTTGGATGTAAAATCTACGAACCCGGCGTTGTTATAATATACATGCTTAACATCTTTAGTAAAAGAATAGCCGGTAAGCATATTAATATCAAAGAGGTAGGCTGTATAGTTTGTACCAGAAATGTATTCAATAGCACGAATTCGCGCCGTACCTACTTTTGTACCAGAGGTGCTTCCTGATGTAGTCGTATATCGGTTATAGAGGTCAACAGTATCAAGTGTAGCTAGATCAGGGATGGAGTATGGGTTTGAAAGTGTTATGTAATTACCAATTAGGGTAGACACGGTACTGTTATTAACTTCAACAAAGTCTCTAGCTTTTGTGCTGGCTACATATTTGGTTTTAATATTCTCTAACTCATACCCAAGCACGTATGCTTTTCCAGGAGAAATAACGCTGGCGATTAGACTTGAGTTACCACCACCATTTGCAGAATAGAGACCATCTCGTACACCTGTAGTTGTTGTTCTTAAATGTTCAATATTTTCAAGATTATATTGTTTAACTACATAATTACCCGATTCATCAAATGTTCTACGAGCAAGAGTATCACCAAGGACGTTGTACTCTGAAACTAGTTTTTGATATATTGTTACGCCATCTTCTATTCTCGAGAGCTCTACATAGTTGCTGTCAGCTGTACTGGCTTCAGGAAACGTTCTTGCTTGAAGGGATAGCCCAATATGATAACGGTCTGAGCCAGGTGCAAAATAATTATAAGAGCCAACAGCAGGATCTAGTAATGCATCACTTTCATCCGATGTTATAATATCTTCTGTAATTAAAAAGCCAACAGATTGACTGGGACTGTCACTATACTTGGAAATAATTATTGTTTCATCTGCAAAGTATACAAAAGCACCCTTAATAAAAATAACACCTGCCGCCACAGCGAATGAAACACCCTTACCGGTAGCAGAAGAGGCTGCAGCTTGAAGTGTTGTAGTACTATTAGTTCCGTATGTAAACGATAAAACTTCTCCATTAGCAAATACTGCAGTTTCTTTATCTGTACCTGAACCCGTGTACTTAACGTAAATGGTGGATGGGTCTGTAGTGGTTGCAACCGCGTAATTTACAACCCGTGCTGTTACACCTGTTGTTTGACCTGTTACAATGGCTCCAACCAGATCAACTATCATTTCATCCGAATTGGTGGTGTTGTATGTATCGGTTAGTTTTACGTAGCTGTAAAACTTATCAAACATTTGTTGGCCGGGAATAACTACCGATCCCTCTTTAAATATATTCTGACCAAATCTAGCAATTTGATTTTGGAGAATTGTCTGAAGTTGTGTTAGCTCTCTGGCTTGAACAGCTGCGCCCGGTTTAAATAATATACGATGGAAGTTATCGCTTTCAGCGAAATCATCGTAGTACGGGCTGGTATTGAAATTAATTGCCATCTTTTACCTATTATAATTTTATTACTGTTCTTAACTTTACAAGCTGTTCATCACTGTAGCTTACCGCTGTTCTATTATCCACGTACAGCAACTCACCACTGAACTTATTTATAGTGGGGTGTCTATCTATTGATACAACAGTGTAGTCAATATTAGTAATAACATCATTTAGTACATCATCTTCTTGTGGAATATAGTTGTTTTTAGAATTAAGTAAAATTTGATTTGTAGTTGTAACAGTTTCAATTACATCAAATTCTCTAGATGTATCACTAGCTAGTTGCAGAACTGTATCTCTAGCTAGAGAGCCAACCGAATTAACTGATATTAAAAAGCTTGAACTACCTGTAATATTTGCAAATATCTTAGAATTAGAATATTGGGTTACATCTTTAATAACACCAAACTGCCTGTAATCATTTACAATAGAAATGCCTTGATTTTTTTCATCATTAATAGTTGAAAACAACATAATAGCATCAGCAAATAACTCTCTAACAGGATTAAGCCCATGGCCCCCGGCAGGTGAAAGAATAGCTGTAACATTAGCATTACCGCTTCCTGCTGAACCTGTTAGGGTAACATCTGCAAATGTGTACCCCGATCCTGGGTTAGTTACAGTAATTGAACTTATAGTATTATTATAGATAACTGGTGTACCCACAAATCCACTTCCATCTCCTGTTAGGGAAATAGATGCTGTGGTGTAATTATTACCTGCAGCCGTTACTCTCAAAGCGTGAATAGCTCCGTCTACTGCAGACAACTCTACAGTACTTTGCTGAGTATTTAAATCCCCGGTTGATAAATCAACATAAGCGTTAGCACCTGTACCATCACCTACAATTTGAACATCAAGGTATGTATAACCACTGCCTCTAGATTCAATAATTATATCTTCAACTTGACCTGCGGCATTTACAAATGGTGTAAGAGCAGCACCTGTGCCATCTCCAATTAAATTTATAAACGTTTGGTTGTTTGCGCTGTAATCAATACCCTGGTCTTCAATAAGTACTTTACTAATTTGGTTATTGTATATAACTGGTGTTAAAACAGCTGTACTTGTAAAGAACGGTGTTACCTGGGCGTTTATAGTTGGTTGTGAATTACCAGTAGTTGTTATACTTAAAGTTGTATTAGCAATAACTGCAGTATTATACCCACTACCCCTATTAACGATCGTAACACCAGATAAAAACGCGTTGCTAAAATTTAGAGTTACTCTAGCATTTGACCCTGGCTGACTACTTCCTGTAGTCACCATGGACACAGCAGTGTTGGCGATTGCAGCTGCTGAGTAAGAAGCACCAACGTTAGATATTAGAACGTTGCTCAATCCCTTGTAGTAGCTTGTACCAGTGCCTCGGGTATCATTAATCACAATAGAGGCATTACTGTAGTTACCTCCAGCATTATCAACTAGTACATCTATAAATTGGCCTGTCTCGTTTAACACCGGTCTTAATGTGGCTGTTATATTACCTGTGCCGCTGTTAAACCTACCATTGACGGTCAGTGTTACAGCAGCATTACCAAGATATCCTGTGCCAGGAGAATCAACAACAACTAAATCAACCTCACCACCGGAATAATACTGGTTTTGAATTGATTTTTGAACTGGCATGTATGTAGATGTAAGAAATCTATTCTTTAGCGAGAGTGGTATGGTATAAAGATATTTCCAAATATAACCATCGGCATAAGTTGATGAAGTAAAATCAGTCCCGGTAGGCTCTGATGTAGACGCAGCACCATTGTTGTTGTCTAAACATTTATAAACATTAAATGCTGAATTTAATACATAAAATGTTGCTGCCTTTATACTGGTTGCGCCAGAGGTGGCAGGATAGTCTGCTGAGTACTCACCGTCATACTGATCGTATATAGACCCGGTGACCCAGTCGCGACGTGGTACAACCAAAGAGATATCTGTAGATTTAATTTTCTTTATACTTAAGATACTGTTACGAGTATCATATTCATAACTATCAGCAGACTCAGGGGATTCTGGGGTCACCTCATCCCCCCACACCAACGTCCTACCTATAAAGTAATGGTAGATCGAGCGACCTGCTATAATATCTTCGTATACCGTTTCCGCAAGCGATGTATGGAAGATATCTTTAAGTAAAAAAGACATATTAGGAAATACTTACAGTCCAGGTAATAACAATAACGTCACTAGCGCCTTTGTTAACTACAGAAAATACTGTTCTACAAAGCATAGAACCTACACCAGGGTACCCATTAAAGATACCAGCTTCTGTGATAGCACCTGTTCCTGTACCTGCAGGAAATGTAGCTACATATGTAATAGTGTTGTTTGATGCTGTTGAAGAATCTAAGACAACATTACCCGATGCTATAGCAGCACCGAGTGAAGTATCAGAAACAAGGGCAGCAGTACTACCGGTACCAACACCCATTCGACTCATAAGAGCGGTGGTGTTACCAGCCATTCTAGAAGCTATAACGTTTTTACCTGTTGTTACTACCAGGTTATCTAAATCTCTTTCATCCTTCGTACTACCGAATTGATCAAGTACTACAATTTTTAATTTGCCACTTAAGGCGATTGACTCTGTAAACATGTTTTTTCCTTATGTTTATGTTAATGGATATATTGAACCAGCATATGATTCACCAAAGTATATTTCTGCAGGGTCTGCATAGTCTAATACTATATATGACGCTGTATCAGTTGCTGTAAGTATGCTATCGGTATTATTTATACT